GGTGAAGCGATAGTCGAGATCAACCACCGCTTGTTGGCGTTGGCAGGCGCGCCTGATACCGATGGCGGCAAAGTGGTTTGGGAAGAAGTTATGCCAGTGAATGAAGCCGAGACTTCACAGGCATTGCGCACCGACCTTGAACTCGGACTGGTAAGCAAGCAGACGGCAAGCGGTTTGCGCGGTTACGTTTGGGAAGATGAAGAAGAGCGTATCAAAGGCGACCAGACTTCGGCTGACAATATCGGCGCTGCGTTACTCAGAGCGTTTGGGCAGGGGGAGTAAATGATCTATACCGGCGATTGCTTGGAAGTGTTGGCTGGCTTACCTGAGAATAGCGTTGACACCTGCATCACTGACCCGCCTTACGAGTTAGGTTTCATGGGTAAGAAGTGGGATTCAAGCGGCATTGCGTTCCAGCCTGAAACTTGGCAAGCCGTATTCAGGGTACTGAAACCAGGTGCAATTCTGCTTGCCTTCGGCGGCACTCGCACCTATCACCGCATTGCTTGCGCTATTGAGGACGCTGGCTTTGAAATCCGTGACACTATCGCTTGGGTATACGGGAGCGGATTCCCAAAAAGTTATGACATCGGTAAGGGGATTGATAAGCAGGCTGGAGCGGAAAGGGAGGTGGTTGGAAAATATGATCTTCCAGATGTTGCTGATGGTCTGCGGAAAAAGGGTTGGGAATGCACGAATCAAACCGATGTCGGAATGTTTGGGGTAAGCGGACAAAATAACATCACCAAAGGTAACTCCGGCTGGGACGGCTGGGGCACTGCGCTCAAGCCCGCGTTTGAGCCAATTGTCGTGGCGATGAAGCCGATTGACGGCACGTTTGTCAACAACGCGCTCACTTGGGGCGTGGCTGGCTTGTGGATTGATGGGGGTAGGGTGGGGAGTGAAACAATCGCTCAACACGGCAGGAATGCAAATGATAAGCCCGCACAAGTTCCGCAGAATGACTATCACCCTGACAAATCGTGGCAAGGTCGCTTCCCTGCCAACTTTATTCACTCAGGCGAGGACGAGGTCGTGGGGCTGTTTCCGAATGTTAAGACTGGCGGGAATTATTGTAAAACCGACTGTGGCGATTCAATGTTTGGCAAGCGCAAAGTCAATACTGTTATGAACACCGACAATAGCAACGGCTCAGCCTCACGCTTCTTCTACTGCGCTAAAGCCAGCCGAAGCGAGCGCAACGCTGGGCTGGAGGGGACTAATCATCATCCGACTATTAAGCCAATCGAACTGATGCGCTACCTTGTTCGGCTCACGAAAACGCCAACAGGTGGCGTGGTGCTTGACCCGTTCACAGGCTCTGGCACGACTGGCATTGCTTGCGTGTTGGAAGGGCGTGAGTTTATCGGCATTGAGCGGGAAGCGGAGTATGTCGAGATAGCAGAAAAGCGGATTGCGCATTACAGGTTGCCGATATTGGAGGATGTAAATGCCAACAGCGACTGAACTTGCGATTGCGTTCAAGAAAGCCATTGATCGGCAGGACGCGGCGGCTCTCTCACGGCTCGTCAAGACGTACCGCGAATTGTACACGCGCTTATTGCCGAAGATGGACTCGCTGATTCTGGCAATGAGCAAACTGGATGAGCCGACCACCGGGCAGGTTCACAGGTTAGCGCAATACAAGTCGTTATTGAAGTCGGTTGAGGAAGAACTGGCTAAGTATCAGGCGTATGTCGAGATTGAGATCCGTGCTGAAACAAGAGCGGCTGCGGAACTGGCACTCAAGCAGACAAACGCGTACCTTGCCAACTTCGGATTAGCGATGCCACAAACAATCTCGACAGACGCGGTGATCAACATGCTGGGCTACTTGCGGGAAGATTCGCCGCTATGGAAACGGTTGAGTATGTTCAGCTCAGAGCACACGTCAAGGCTTGCAGACGCGCTGACAGAAGGGGTTGCGTTTGGCTACAACCCTACCAAAGTCGCCAAGACATTTGAGCGCATTATGGGCGGTGGATTGACGGACGCAATGCGGATGACACGAACCTCGATGATGTACGCACACCGTGAGGCAAGCAGGGCGCAATTCATCGCAAACGAAGACGTGGTGGACGGCTGGACGTGGTGGAGTTCGAAAGACGCGTCAACCTGTATGGCTTGCCTTGTGAATCACGGCAAAGTGTTCCCAAATACGGAGCGGTTGAACGGTCATTACAACTGCCGGTGTGTTGCAATCCCACACGTCAAGATTTGGAGCGAGCCAGAGCAGACCGGCGAAGAATGGTTTAGCACATTATCAGAGGCGCAACAAAAAGAGATGATGGGTGCGCAAACTTGGGATGCCTGGAAGGGCGGGGCGTTCAAGTTTGACGACTTATCAGGACACTGGTATGATGATGTTTATGGTGACATGAACGCGCGTGTGCCGTTATGGGAATTATTAGGCGCAGAGCCGCCAATTCGTAATAAATGAACCGCGAGAGCGGAATTAATCGGAGGCAATCAAGATGACTAACGAAGACCCTAAAACCGAGATGGTTGATGTTGAGGTGCAGGACACCACGACTGAGGTTGACGAACAGCCTGAAGAATTTGACAAGGCGCGTGCGATGGATCTCATTCGCAAGCAGCGAGACGAATTGAAACAGGCAAAGAAAGCGGTAGCTGAATTAGAACGCTACAAGAAATTGGAAGAGGAACGCAAGCAGGCGGAAATGACAGAGTCAGAACGCTTGAAGGCAGAACTCGACAAGTTGCAGAGTGAACTAACAGCAAAGACCGTACGCACAATGCAAATTGAGGTGGCAGCAAAGTTAGGCTTGCCTGCCGCGTTATCTGACAGACTGAAAGGCGAGACGCTCGAAGAAATGGAAGAGGACGCGAAGGCAATTCTCGAAGCGCTGCCCAAACAAAAAGCCGCACCGAATACGGGCGCAACGAATCCAGGTGAGCAAGCCTCGAAAGAGGAAACGCGTGCACAAAAGCTAACGCGGCTCACCGGTGGTGAAGTTGACATCTGGAAGGGCGGCGGAATTAACTGGGGTCCAGACAACCCCTTGTAAGGAGTAATACATTATGGCTGCATCAACTTATGATGACATCAAAACTTTGGTCGCGAACGTTTACGAACTTGCGCTAATGACAGCGCAGGAAGGCAACGTACTTGCGCCACTGGTAACAACTTTCGGCGACTATCAGGGTCTCGCACCCCGCGTCTACGGCGAATACAGCGGCGGTACTTTTAGCGCCATCGCTGGCACCGTGGATATGACCGCGTCAACCTTCAGCGCAACCGCTGGGGGCACAATCACGCCTACAACCTATGGTCAGCAGATCACGCTGACTATGAACCGCATCAAGAGCGATCCTGCCGGCGCACAACGTGACGCAGGTCGTTACTTGGGCGAAACCGCCGCTGCTCACATTGATACCAATCTTGCTGGCACTTTGTCTGGTTTGACCGGTGGCACTGTGGGAACAGCAGGCGGCACTTTGACTTGGGCAAACATCTTCAACGCACAAGCTATTATGCGCGGGAACAAAATCTACGGTCGTTACTCGGTCGTGATCCACCCGATGCAATGGTACTACCTGACCAGCGCGTCAACTGGCGTGCCTACTCTCATGCAGAGCGAGGATTTGAAGAACCGCTTTATGAGCGGATTTTACCAAGCGTCGCTTGACAACATGGACTTCTTCGTTGACGCGAACATCGCAGCTGGTACTGCATCAATTGGTGCAATGTTCAGCAAGGAAGCCCTTGCCCTTGACATTCGTCAGGGGTTCACCATCAACCCGCAATGGGATGCCTCATTCGCCGGTGTTGGCGCATGGGAGCTCAACGCTTCGATGGTCTACGGCTACGGCGTATATCGCCCAACCCACGGCGTACAGCTCGTGGGCAAAGCAACCTAAAAATTGACTTGATGGGCAAGGATAGAGCGTATACCTCGAAAACGGCAGCTCCACCGCTTCCTTGCCCTACTGGAGCGCAAGCTGGAGGCTTGAAAAAGATATGAGAATCAACTGGTTTAGCAATTCACCCGCAGCCTGCACTGGTTACGGCAATCAA